CGCCGTTAATTGTGTTAGTGTTCTGATTTTGCCAAGACCAGCTTGCCGAGTAACCCGCCACATTCAATCCAGCCCCAACTAAGGCCTGATCAATCGCTTTGCTTGTAACCCACGTATCATCTGTATATGAGAAATGCAAAATATAATCGGTCGTCATAGTATTGCCAGCGTGCATGTTGTATTGTTGGTTATGTGATCGACCCGTACTGTGACGACCTGTACCGAAATCACCTTGATTTAGTATATCTAACTCAGTATTATTTGCGTCTAAGCATTGTGTGTTATTCGTAGGATTGGTAGTGCCATCTGTAGAAGCGACACAAGTAGTAGCGTTCTGAGCGTTAGAGTAAGAGCAGAAGAAGAGCGATACCAGCGACACCGCCAGCAACTTTTGCATTACGGTTTTGAACATCTTCCTTAGTCTCCATTTCTACAATAGGGGGAATACGGCCAGGATTAGCTGCCCATTTATCAGATGCCTTTTCACCAATTTCGCCTAAGAACGGACAAGGTGTTCCAGCCATTTCCATTGCATCGTAAACACGTCTATCTTGACAAAGAACAGACACTGCTGCAACTTTCATTCCCATGTCGTATAGAGTTTTGGATATTTTTAATCTCTCACAGTTTTCGTCACGAACCATTTCGCCTGTGGAAATACCAAGAATTTGTGTCTGCACAGCGCCTGAAACTCCAACCGTACAAAGATCAGAGCTGGATGACCCGACTGAAGGGGAAATAGCTGATGGAGGTGGAGAAATTACGATAGTGCGCGAATTCGCGTCAGTCTCGATATTACTCGTACTGTTTGTTGTAGTGTTGACATTGCTAGTGGTCTGAGCCAGAGCACTAGACGTAAAAATAACTGCTGATAAAAGAGCAGTGAGAAGAGATAGTTTCATTTTTCCTCCGGGGGCAGAGGTTATTCAGCCTCTGTTAAAGCCTTTTCATAATATTCGATGATTTCATTTGATTGAGTTATATATCTTTTTAATTCTTCTAAACCAAGTGCGAGGTTCTTAAATACGAGAGGGTTAAGTCCATAAACAACGAACTCTCCTTGGCTTTCTTTAGTTTCCTGTACCACCTGCTCTAAGTTGCCTTCAGTGATTACAGTTACGTTAAGTTCTCCAAACTCTACAGGTCGAGGTCTAGGAACCACAGGAATATTAGGTTTAACAACCTTTGTTTCAGTAACAATTTCTTTTTCTGGAATCCAAGAGCAACTACTTAGTAAGATCGCTAATGGAATCAAACATAAGATCGATTTCTTCATTTATTGCCTCTTCAGTTGCTTCAGGGTTTGCGATGGAGTTTTTGACCACATCTGTTGTCGCTAGTAATTCTGCTATTTTTTTGCTTTGAGCCTCTGCGGCATTGAGCGCTTCTTGAAGGTTAGAGATGTTAAGCTCAGTGTTAGCAGCGGCCTCTTCCATTGCGGTTATCGTAGCCTGTTGAGTATTCACCACTCCTTCAAGTTTAGCTGCGTTTTCCGTAAGTATAGCGATACGTTTCTGGGTCGTGTTGAAATACCACCCAAAAGCAAGAGCCATTGCTCCGATCACAGCAAGAGATGCAAAAAATAGTTTTAATCCCATGTACATAATATATGATAAAAAAGGGAAGAAGGCAAATTATTTTAAGCATAAAGCCGAAAAACGACAAAAAATTGGCGATGTCAAAATTTTGACACCGCCTTCAGTCAATACTTTGACTTTGTTTTTACTTTAAATCTTCTTGAGTAAGTGCTGGAAGATTTTTCATACGAGAAATCATCTCTTCCATCTCAGCTTCTGGAAGTGGGATCATACCTGCATCTGCAAGCATGCCGTCTTCACCCCAGTGCTTTGTCCATTCTGCCATATATTCGTTTACACCTGGAATAACATTTACGTGAGCATGTTTCACATAAAAGTAAAGTGAACGAGATACAGCATAGTCACCACTTGCAATAGCATCAAATGTAGGCTCGCCACCATCAATGATAGCGCCACTTAAAGTATCAGAGTTTTGGTCAAGATAAGAGAATCCAAAGATTCCATAAGTACCTTCATCTTCAAGAAGCTTTTGAACAATCAGGTTGTCTTGCTCACCTGCTTCAATGTACGCACCGTCAGTACGCATTGCGCGGCACAATTTACCTTTTTTATCACCACGAGCTTTTGATGCAGCTTTAGCAATAGGATCTTTAGCACAATAACCCTTTTGGTTTACCATTTCTACGTAAGAAGCGCGAGTGCCTGATGTAGTGGGAGGTCCCATTACACGGATTGCAATATCAGGAAGAGCAGGGTTGATATCGCTCCATTTTTTGAACGGATTATCAATCCATGCATCACAGTTAAAGTTTTGCCCTGAACCCTCATAACAGGCTGGAATTTGTGCAGTTAAAGCCATTCCAAGCTCTTTCTTTGAAATGTTCAAAGGTTCAGCATCTCTTGAGTGCGCTACAACAATACCGTCGTAACCTACTTTAATCTCTGTCACACTTACACCATTAGCGGTACAATAGTCAAGCTCTTTTGCTTTCATGCGAGACGAAGCATTACCGATATCAATATATTCTGTACCAATACCTTGGCAGACACCTTTTTTGCCTACAGAAGAACCACCAGACTCAACGACTGGGGTCCTATACTTTGGATTTGTACCTAATTGCCCAGCAATAATCGTAGCAAAAGGTAACACGGTAGATGATCCTGCGATTGAAACATAGTCTCTAGCATAAGCAGGGCTAGAGATGATAGACGCAGCCATAGCTGCAAAGATAAGTTTTTTCATTTTTATCTCCCTAAAATAAATAGTGAGGACTTTAAAGTCCTCACATTTTGTATTATATAACAAAATTGTTACAGTTTTATGACATTTTTAAAATTTGGCTCTGGGAGAAGGACTCGAACCTCCACGCCTCACGGCACACGAGAAACAATCGTGCGTGTCTGCCTATTCCACCACCCCAGAAAAATTTTTATTCTGCGGCTAATGGCTCTGCGGCTAGAGTATCAAGCGCTGCAATCATACGAGTCATACCAATTCCTCCACCAACACGAGGAAAGAAGTCAAACTCTAAAAACTTTTCAAGTTCTGCCTCAACGCGCTCCTTGCTAAACAGTTTGTATAGGAGCTGACTATACTCACCATCAGTAATCGTGTGGAAAGTGTCGCGCATCATCTCTACATCTGTTGAACGCTCGGCTGAACCAATAGTCTCCATGCCGCCAAGAATCACATCAATCTTCTTAGAACAAACTCCGTCTTCATAGCGACTCATGTTCCAGAAGGGAGAGGTCATCTCTGGGAAGTCTGTAATCATTGTAGAACCAAATTGTTCATACATTGAGATTTCATGTTCGGCTTCCATCTCAGTTTCAGCAGCGAGACCAAAATGTTCCTGCCATTCTGCATATGTTTTTTCAGTTGGTTTATCAAAGCCAAGATACTCACAGAGTTCATACTCCATTGTTTTGAGATCTTCAATGGTGCCAGGAAATTCAAATTCAAACATTGGAAAGATAATGTCATGCCTACCAGGAATTGCGTTAGGTTCTTGTCTGTATGAAGTTGAGACACAAAAAAAGCCCTCTGAATCGGGCTGGGACAACAGTTCGTGTTCTAACCACATCTGGCCAGTTTGTGGAAGAGGCCATACCTCCCCTGCATAGTTATAAGTCGCTACATTAAAGGGGTCTTCACAAGCAGCTAAGATAGATAGTCTGTTCTGTGTATGAACTTCTTTAAAACCTTTATTCATAAAAAAAGACCTCAAAAGGTCTACGGAGTGGGTAAATTTTGTGGGAGAGATTAGTTGAGTCATCATTTTTCCTTTCAACGTTAGAGTAATTTATTACACACAAATTAACCAATTATAGTCGAAAGATAAGCACAGTGCAAATTGAATTAATAAGACTGTGCTAGTCTCCACATGAGGTATGCTTTACTTTCAATAGGCTCATATTTAGCTGGTTCATCTCGTAAATTAGATACAATGGTTCCAGGAGTAGGGTCAACAAAATGAGGCATAGAGTATCTAGGTAAATGAATATGTGAGTTCACTACACGATGTTTCGTAGATACAAAGTAGTCATTTGTCCAGCGCTGAAGTAGATCACCGATGTTTACTACAACACCATCCTCCGCATAAGGAACAGGGTGCCAAGTACCTTTCAAATCTTGAACTTCTAGACCAGGTACGTCATTAATCTGCCAAAGCAAGGTGATAGTTCCATAGTCGCTATGCTCTCCGATTCTTTGTTGTCTATCTTCTACCTTACCTTCAAAAGCAGGATAGTGAATAACTCTAGTAGTGTTAAAAGGGTTTATATGAGCATCTACGAGAGTTGTGCCAGAGTCTAAAATAGAATCAAACTTCTCAAGTATTCTTAGAGTTAAATTATCAGCGATTCCTATTGTTGAAAGTCCCATAGCCTTGAATCCAGCAACTTCATATGGCCATAACTTTTTAGGCATACGAGTATTATTGTAGTTAAAAGACTCTTTAATATCTTTGGGTGCAGTAGGATCAACGTTTTCATCTCCAACCATACTATAACCTAGGTTTGTTTCTGGATCATACTTATACTTATTTTTAACCTCTGCATCTAATTCAAAAAATTCTTTCATTAAATCAAACCACTTAGTCATAGCAGTTTGTTCGGCTGGGTTCAATGCATTGGTGAAGACTGCGAAGCCTACAGTAGTGTAGGCTTCACGAATCTCTTCAAGAACTGATTCAGATTGAAAATCAATTACTGGAATCATATCAGCTTCCTGGTACCTCAGCGTCAATGCCTTCAACGTAATACATCATTGTATTCAGATGTACATCGTCAGCAACTACACCATCAGCAAGTTGCAGGTTACCTTTGTTGTCTCTAATAGGACCAGTGAACGCAAAGTACTCACCATTAGAGATAGCATCTTTAATTTCCTGAGCTTTTGCAGCTACGTCATCAGGCATATTAGTGAATGGTGCCATCTGAACAGCACCTTCGTTCATGTGACCAAAGTAATCATTAGTTTCCCAGTTACCATCAATCACAGCTTGTACCTTACGAATATAGTAAGGGCCCCAGTTATCAATAGTAGCCGTTAGCTGTGCTTTAGGGGCAAAGTTAAATTGGTCAGACGCTTGACCAAACCCAAGAACACCTGCTTTTTCAGCTGCCTGCAAAGGAGCAGGAGAATCAGTGTGTTGAGCAACCATATCACAGCCATCAGCAATCATAACTTTAGCAGCAGTAGCTTCCTTAACTGGATCATACCAAGTGTTAACCCAAACAATATCAATCGTGACATCAGGATTCATCTTCTTGGCTCCCATGTAAAAGGTATTGATCTCACGAATTACCTCTGGAATCGGATAGGCACCAACATAACAAATTTTATTGGTTTTTGTCATCATTCCTGCGATAATGCCTTGTACGTGACGTGCTTGATACAAACGAAGACCGTAAGAGGCCATGTTATCAGATTGTTTATAACCAGTCGCGTGTTCAAATTTTACGTCAGGAAAATCTTTTGCAACTTTTAGCATTGGATCCATGTAACCAAAAGAAGTAGCAAAGATGATATCTGCACCACCTTGTGCCATTGTTCGAATAGCAGTTTCAGCTTCTGGACCGTACTGAACGCTTTCTAGGTACATGGTCTCAACTTGATCACCGAGAGCTTCTTCAACTTGTTGACGACCAATGTCATGTCGATAAGTCCACCCATGATCACCGATCGGACCGACATAGATAAATCCGACTTTAACTGGGTCTGCAGCTAGAGATGCAGAAATGGTTGACAGAAGCAAGGCTCCTGCAAGTAAGAGTTTTTTCATTAATTTTTCTCCTTAAGAAATTGCGCTCATGCGATCACATAAACGCTGCGCACGGTTAGTAACCTGCTTATACCAAAGTGATGATTTCATTTCAACAGCAGCTTGTTGCCAATCTCTTTCGTCAACAGCTGCTTTCATCATCTTAAATTTTGATAATCGAGGATACCCCATATTGAACATCATATTTGCAATGATGTGTTGAGCTTCTTCTGGTAGCTCTTCCCAATCAGAATAAAGTTTTTTACAGTCTTTAAGTACACTTTCCATGTCGTCGTTGAAAGCCTCAATGACTCTCTCTTCTGAAACTTGGAATCCGATGGGCTGACCAAACTCTGGGTCATCTGTTTTGACGAAGTGTCCAATACCAAAAGTAGGGTATCCAAGATGATCGTAGTAAATCTCGTATTTAATGCCTTCGTCTCTTTCGATTTCTTTTCTTAATGTAGCTAAATTCATTTTCTTCTCCTCTCTAATTAAATTTCTTCTTTTGATGGGCATAATTCTTATACCAATCTTCTCTGTCCTCTTGAACTTTTTCTCTCTGCTTTTTTTGCTTATCAAGTTCTTCTTGTTCAAGATATGTATAATCAACTTCCCATTCTTCACGTTTGAATGGAATTACCTGACAGATAGGAGTACCAGCAGGAATAACATGAGTTTCTTCATCAGGTTGAAGAGCTGTATGAATGAAAGGAATGTTGATATTATTCTGATAAGTGTCGCAGTCAACTAGTCCTACCAAGGGAACAATAGGAATTTCTAGCCGATTTATTGGGGGTAAAAATAGAACTGAATACTCAGGAGGAGTTTCGATAATCCATGGACTCATGTATTTCAAAATCTTATATCCCTCCATAGGAGATCCAGGAATTTGATGACCAGGATGTTGTTCAATGGGGGGCCACCTCAACATATGTTTTTTATGCTCTTCGTTTGCCCATTGAACTCTTACTTCTCCTTCTTTTGTTTGCCAAAGACAAATATCCATATGATTGAGAATAGTGTAACCTACTGACATTGCATCAATAAAAGGTACACATTTTTTTACAGTCTGGTCATCATTATTATATGGTGGTATTTGCTTAAACCAATCAGGAATAAGTTTTTTAGAAGGCAGAGGTGGTAGAAACATCTCATTAGGAAAATCCTGTACAAGATGAAATTTGATAATGTTTTTCATATATCTAAGTTCTATTTAGAAAGGAAGAAGGAATCTGATACTCGTTTTTTGTTTTTCCACAATCACAAGTTTCACAAGAGCAGTCACAATGATCCCACTTACAATGGCAATCATGACCGCACTTTTTGCATTTGTATTTCTCAACCGGACCGATACCAGCCGTCATCTACGTTTGAGTCCTTTTGTATGTCGTTGTGACTTTGGTGGTGACTTCTTTGACCCGCTGGGGCCAGCCCAAAGTTCCTTGTTCGCCCAGTACGCAGCGGACATTTTGCCTTTGGCGATGTTCTTAGCATGTCTCGCTTTAAAGCTCTTACGCGCCGCAGCACTGTAATTGTGCCCCATAGAGCTGTCTCCGTAATGGATAAGTTTAATTCTATCGCCTTCTTTAGCGAGCACCATGCCCTTTTTTCCAGCACGGTTCGATCTCTTAGGTTTGTTGAATCCTGCAAAGGTAGTCCCCCTATATTGAATTTTACCGCTAGGTAATCTTTTAACTCCTGGATATTTACTCATCGTATCTGTCCTTTATTTCGCAAACAATTTGCCACTGTCGGTGTGTTAGTTGCGGATATTTTTTCTGTGCATTTATACAACCTAATATAAAGGTTTTTTCAGCATCAGTCAAAGACTGATTTTCAAAAAATTCCAGCAGTGGTTTTTTAATTCTTCTTATCATAGTTATTTATAAACTCGTAAAGGGTATCAGCGATCATAATTTGACTTTTTGGTCCTCCATGAAACTCATCCACACCCGCATCAATGAAATCAATATTTATTGGGTATAATTTATTGTTAATAGAGTA